AGCGCATTCACTAGCTTGCTGCCGCATCCGGGCTTGTAAGACCAAACCGAATACAACACCAACAAATACGATGGTTGCCAGTCGTTAACGAAAAGTTCGCGCTCTGTTTTTGGCATTGATTCCGGTTGACTAACGCAGACAATCGCGCATATCTGCCGATTTTCTACCCACGCATAAACGCCACGATTTTTACCTTTGATGCGCCGCCTAGGGCTGATCTTGGGGCGCACAGGGTCATCAAGCAGGATCGGGTCGGGTTGGAGTAGTTGGACTAGCATCCGTTCTTCTCCCGCAGTTCGGCTTCGATGGCTTGGGCGAAAGCAAGTCGTTTATGTCCTTGAGCATCGCCATACCGAAATTCACCAAACAAATCTGCCGCTTCAAAAATTTCCTCCTCCGTCAGCCCAACCCATTCGCGTTTTGGTGGGTGGGTGTAAAGAGGCTTGTCATGCAATCTTGTTTTAACCCAACTGAAAGCAAATTCTGGCAACTGTTCAAATTCAACATCTTGAACCCACGCCACCGGCTCTTGCTTCTCTGCTTCTGCGATGGCTTGGCGTAAAGATGCAATGGCTTGGTATCCATCGACAACAGCTTCACCAACATCAGCCAGTCGGTCTTGCAATGCGTTCAAAATTCTAAATTGTTCCCCTGCGGAGCCTGAGAGAAGTTTTTGATACTCTTCGACATAAGCTCCAGCCCACGCTCGTCCGTATTCTTCAGAGTGCCTTCGCATTTGGATCAATCCTGAACGCAGTAGCTCTAACGCCTCAAGAGCCTGTTTCATTGCTTCGATGCTCATTTGCGCACCCATACGCGGCACATACGGCCTGACGCGCCTTTCTTTTTACCTTCGGTGTAAGCCAAGTCCAGCCGTTCCAGTTCGCTCATGCGTCTAGCGACTGCGTTGTGATCCAAGTCTGTGCGGGAAGCAATATCGTAGATTGTTCCAGGCTGTTCTAACGCTTGCAGGATGATGCCGTGATGCTTTGTAGCTAGGTCTGCTGCCTGATCCGCTGCTGCATGGCTGGTATCAGGATCGGTGTTGCGTACTCTTGGAAACTGCAAGTTGGGAAACCATTTATCTAGCATCATTTTTTTATCCATTCATAGAAAAGGTTGTTTTCTGTTGCCATAACTTCTACTACCGAAAACTCAGCCGCAAACGCCCTCACGATCTCGGCTGATTCGGGCATTGCTGTTGCCCGTTCTTCTCGCGTCATGTTCTGCACGCGCACCGCTGTTGCTACTCTATTTTGCCACTTCATTTTGTTGCTCAACGGCTTTGCGAGCTTCCATCTCCCGAATGTCCATTGCTGCATCTGCTACACCATGCCAATCACCCTGGCGAACTTTCAACATAAGATAAGCTTGCATAATTTCTAAATCAGTCATCGCTACACCTGTTTGTTTTTTAAACCATCGAGGATTGCTTTAATTTTGGCCTTGTTCTTCGCTATTTCTTCGGGCGTTATTTTGGCTTCCAACATTACCGGCGGCGTCCAATGTGAACGGCACAAATCTACGAATTGCGGCAACGTTGGTGGTTCAAAAGGCAAACTGTTCAAAGCCAGCTTTATGGTGTCAGGACGTTGATTGGCAAGTTTTTCAGCCCATATCTGCATTGCATTGACGATGCCAACATCCTCGCCATTATTGACTTGTCCCGTCATCCACATCCGAAGCCACTTTGATCCGTAATGTGCGTGCATCACTTGAAATATCTTCCTGATCCAAGCATCCGGTAATTTCTCTTTCATGTTGAACACCTCCAAAAATTGACGCGCCAGTAACAGTCAACGAATCGTGATAAGTGCCTTTCCTTTGCAACCATTCAGCCTTGAAACCAATCCATCCCCGCGCACACATTTCTTGCAAAGCAGCCTGTAAGGTCAAACCAGCCTTTAATGCCTCCCGCTCAATTCCCTGCAAAGCAGTCTTTGTAACTGCCGCCCTCTTTGATTTTCGCAGCGACAAAAAATCTTTCCATACGGCATCAGATACGCCGTCAGGCGGCGTTGTATTTACTTGGTTCTTAGTTAATGGTTCTTGGTTCTTGGTTCTTGGTTGGCATTGGGGGGTGTTTAGGGGGGGCATAGGGGGGCTATCGCCTGGCTTTGCCCACCTCATTGCCGCCCCTTTGCGCCCGCCATCTTGCATGGCGTGATACTTGGCAAGTTCCTCATCGCAACGTTTGTTGTGCCAAACGCCGTCGCGGTTTTCAAAAAACTCGCAAAGGATTGGCAACACAATTTCGACGGTGGATCGAATGCGCCTGGCAACCCATGCAACATCGGTGAAAGGTTTCTCAGATTGATAGTAGAGGTCAATCATTCGCCGGTAGGCAATGTCCTCAGAATCGGACAGGTGTGCCGTTTGGCTAAGATAATCGCCAATGTGAAACGGGTAGAAATTCACATCAATCCTTTCGAGCAAAACAAAAACCCTCTAGTGGGGAGGCGGTTGGAAGCCTGCACAAGCACAGGTTGCCATCCCCACTAAAGGGTTCTTGTGCTTGTAGTCGCGCTTCCAACGCGGCCCGATCTTTCTCTCGGACAGGGATAGAATGGCACAGTTAAGCCACCTTGTCAACTACTGCTGCGGGACGATCTCGGCAACCATCTGCTCGACGGGGATGTAGTCGACAGGATTGACCATCAGCGCCCCGTTCGTGATGACTTGGAGCTTGTACGCTACGCCCTCGGGAATCTGCCCACGCTTCGCCCATTGGCTAACTGCCTGGCTGGTAATGCCCAATGCCTCGGCCAATTTGCGCCGATTGCCGAAATGCTGCTCTGCCTGCTGAACTTTCATATTGCCTCCTGTAAGTTAACTTGCAAAGTATCGTATCCTGTGCAAAGCTATCTTGTCAAGCGGCGTTGCATTGGTTAACATTACTTTACAATTTTCCTTTGCAACGGTTGTTGACAAGTGGCAATTAGGTAAGTAAAGTCCGTCCTGTAGCACTTAATTGACAACAACAAAGGAGACACAAATGAACTACGCAAACCACATCGGATACAGCGATATCAACCCGTTTGAAGTTGTTCGCGTCATCAGCGACAAGACTATGGAAATTCGCGCAATGGATGCCGAGCGAGACGAGTCAGTAAAACTTGACTGGGTTGTCGGCGGCTTCTCCGGCGTGTGCCTGAATCAGCGCGACCAAAACTGGTTCATCACCAGCAACGAACAAAACCGCGTTGTTCGCATTCGCCTTGGCAAACAAGGATGGAAAGACGCAAACGGTCGTAAATATCAGCTTTCCGATGAGCCGGTTAAATTTTACGACTACAACTTCTAAGACCAAATGGGGGCGCAAGCCCCCGCTAATTGACAACAACAGGAGACACCATGAACCTCTGCAAAGACTGTAAGCACTACAAGAAAAACGCCGACAACATCGAGGCATCCGAATGCACACGCAAGCCGCAATTCTCGCCCATCAGCGGGAGTGTGCTGCCGACGTTCTGCAACATCGAACGCGCTCCTTGGGGAACGTGCAAACACGAAGGCATCCATTGGGCGCTGCCGGAAACCACAACGGCAATTGAATCATGACCGGCGACCGCGCAGTAGCTATTGGCTTCACCATCATTTTTTTACTGATCGTTACGGGGGTACTAGCATGAGCGTCTACACAAAACTGATGCAGGCACGGCTGTTTCTGCAAGCCACAAAGCTGAACAAGTCGGGCGAGAACAAGTTTGCCGGTTACAAATATTTCGAGCTAGGCGACTTTTTGCCTACGGTGCAAGAAATCTTTCACAACCTCAAGCTGTGCGGAGTAGTGAGCTACAACGCCGACATTGCCCGCCTGACTATTATCGACACCGAGGATGGATCGCAGCTTGAAATCACCTCGCCTATGGGGTCAGCCGCCCTCAAGGGATGCCACGAAGTCCAAAACATCGGGGCAGTCGAGACTTATCAGCGCCGCTATCTGTGGGTCACGGCGATGGAAATTGTCGAGCATGACGTGCTGGATGCTACTAACGGCAAGGATACCCCTCAGAAACGCTTAGAAACGCTTAACACGCACTTGGACGCTATCGCCGCAGTTACCACACAGGATGCGCTGAAAACGGCTTACACGGTCGCCTATAAAGCCGCCAAGGAAGTTAACGACAACGAAGCCATGACCGCAATCGTCGCTGCCAAAAATTCCCGCAAGGCAGAACTGGGGGAAGCATGAAAGTTTTGTCAATGCCGCAGGGTAGTCCCGAATGGCTTGCCGCCCGCGCCGGTAAGGTCACAGCCAGCCGGATAAGCGATGTTATGGCGGCTAAGACCACCGCAGCTTACAAAAATTACCAAGCGCAAATTGTGGCGGAGATTTTGACGGGTCAACCGCAGGAATCCGGTTTTACCAATGCTGCAATGCAATGGGGAACGGAACAAGAAAAGTTTGCCCGCGCCGAATATGAAATGGCTTGTGATTGGACGGTGGACGAAATCGGAATCGTTCTGCATCCGACGATTGAACGCGGCGCAGCTTCACCTGATGGACTGGTGTCTACCAATGGCTTAGTGGAAATCAAGTGCCCTAAGACGGCTACGCACCTGCAAACGTTGGTGGACAAGAAACAGCCTCGCCAATACGAAAATCAAATGCTGTGGCAAATAGCTTGCACCGGTCGGGAATGGTGCGACTTTGTTAGTTACGATCCGCGACTACCCGAAGATTTGCAATTGTTTGTGCATAGGTTCGACCGCGATGACAAGCGCATCGAGGAAATCGAAGCAGCAGTAACGCAGTTCCTGTCCGAAGTAGATGAAATGATTGACAACATAAGGAAAAAATAATGGCTTACATACCAAAACCCGGTTCGTTCACGCTGTTCAAGAACTTGAAGAAAGAGGCAGACAACCATCCCGACTATCGTGGCGATGGCTTGGACATGAACGGCGAACCTGTATGGGTTAGTGCATGGATTCGTGAGGGCGCTAAAGGCAAGTTTATGTCGTGCAGTATGCAGCACAAAAACAAAGACCAGCCCAAGCAAAAAAAAGCTGGCGATATGTCGGACTTAGATAACGACATCCCTTTTTGAGGAACAACAATGGACTACGATTATTTTGGAAAAATTCGTGAATGGGCAAATGATCGCAACCTTGTCAAAGGTAGCACCCTGCAAGCGCAAGTGGTCAAGCTGCTAGAGGAATCCGGTGAACTTGCTGCTGGCGTTGCTCGCAATGACATAGATCGCATCGTTGATTCAATTGGCGACATTATGGTCGTGTTGACCATCATTGCTGCGCAGATTGATATGCCAGTCGAAGAATGCCTCGATCTTGTGTGGCAAGAAATCCGTTATCGCAAAGGCAAAATGGTTGACGGCATCTTTATCAAAGAGAACGACAATGGATGAACAAGCGCAAACTATAGCTTGCACACAGTTGCTTGCAAACGTCGTAAGTCTTGCGGTACTTGATGCGTGTCTTAAGCCTGTCAAACGCAAAGGCCCGGAACGGCATAAGGTCGAAGTCGCACAAGACAAAGCCATCGACGCAATGATGTTTCTAATGGATGGCGCACAACACTACGTCGAAATGATCGGCATGGATGGCGAGCGATTCAAGAAACAACTAATAAAAGCAATGTGGGACGAATCGCCAAACTACTTCACCAACACCATCACCGCAGAGCAGCGACGCAATTTTCGGTTCAATCTTTACTTTTGGCAAAACAACCCTGCACGCCGCAGGTTCTTACCGGAGGATGACGATGAGAATAGCTGATGCAATTAACTGGCTGATGACTTACGACGCATTGCAGCCTGATCTGATAGACGTATCGAACTGGAAGCCACACGATCCGCGCCGATACGACGAAAAACGCAAGGGCTGCATTGAGTACCTGCGGGAACGTAATCTCTACATTCTCGACGGCAAATTCACGCCTACCAAAGCCTCACACACCGACATTACTGTGATCTTCAACCGCGCCCGCCAGCAACAGGGCGAAACCTTGATACAGGTGGCAAAATGAAAACCTTACTTTGCTTTGCAGTCATCATGCTTAGCGGCTGTGCATCGCTGCAAACTGCCAGCACT